TTTCCTCCTCTAAATCTTCTAGTTTTAACCATTATATAATTACGAGAGAAATTATATAATGATAGCTAAATTATCATCTTCTATATTTTCGGGTTTTTGTGTTACATGTCTTTTTAGATTTTTGTTTTTTAGTACGACGACCTCCAATATTTTTTCTTCGTTTATTTAATAATTTTTGTACCGCTTGGGAGACTATTCCTTGTTGTACTGCTGTCGACGAACTCATATATGGTAAAGTACCGGCTGATATTCCCGCCGCTGCAAAAGCGGCTGTTTTTTTATATTTTTGATATCTAGAATTTTTTTCAATTTTTCTTTTACTATGTTGAGCCTTTTTTTTCATTATATAATTACGAGATAAATTATATAATATAAATTTATAAATTTAACGCCTGCGTGTCTTGCTCTTGTGTCTGCTGTGCTTGTGCCTGCTGTGTTTGCGTCTGTGTGTTTTGTGTCTGCTGTGCTTGCGTCTGTGTGTTTTGTGTCTGCGGCTCTTGCGTGTCTTGCTCTTGCGTTTGTGTGATTTTCGTCTGCTTCGTTTGCCCCCAGAAAAGATATCTTCCGCGTCCGCCAGTGCCGCCGCCGCCGCCTCGTCGTCCACGCCGGGCCGCGTCGTCCCCGCCAGCGGCGCGCTGTCGGGGCTGCTGCCTAAGGCCACCTCGATCGATCTCACAAGATGAGGATCTGTGCTTTTGATCCCCAACCTTCTGGCTGCAGTCCGCACGGCTTCGAGCGCCTCAGTGACATCTTTGCCCTTCTCCTTCTCCTCTCTCAATATATCTAATTTACCATAAAATTTTTTAAGTTTTTTTTGATGTTCTGCAACTTTTTCGTGGCTGGGAACTTGGTAGACGGCGTTTTTGCCCCAACTAATTCCGCTGCGACGGGTAATCCCCTTTGGTAGGAGAATTTCACTATCATAACCGGCCATCTTATCGTATGAATCCGTTCCTAAAAGAGGACCACTCATTTATATATATACCCAATAAAAATATATATAATGATTTTCTAAAATGATTCTTTTCGGAACGTGGATTGTCACTCCGAACATCTTCAAAGCCTTCTTGAATGGATCGTACAGCTGTTGTCTTTCCCATGTGACGAGGAGTTTTTATTTTTTTAACGTGTCCTCGTTCTGTAATCGTTGGAAGGTTCTTTACTTTTCTAATAGGAGTTGGCATATATATATATATGTAAATATACGAAAAATCTAAATTAGAACAGATATAAAAACAACGCATCTAAACTATACACAGGATGAAAATAGAAGATGGCGTCAAGTATGATTTTAATGATGTTCTTATTAGACCGAAAAGGTCAAATCTTTCGTCGCGCAGCCAAGTAGATTTGGAACGCGAGATTACTTTCCTACATTCTAAACGTGTCTGGAAGGGTGTTCCGCTTCTGGTCGCCAATATGGATACCACAGGAACATTTGAAACCTACCGCGCCCTTGCTCCCCATAAAATGATTACGTGTCTTCATAAGCATTATAATGTGGAGGATTATCCCACCGACATGGATCCTAATTATTATGCGGTTTCTACCGGGATTTCTGATAAAGACCTCCTAAAATTAGAGCAGTTGGTGACAAAAATCAACCCATATTTTGTGGTCGTGGATGTGGCCAATGGCTATAGTTCTAAATTCGTTGATTTTTGTACGACTTTGCGCTGGAAATATCCGTCACTAACAATTATCGCCGGAAATGTCGCCACCAGCGATATGGTGCAAGAGCTCTTGATTTCGGCAAAAGTAGACATGGTCAAATGCGGGATTGGCAGCGGTTCCGTCTGCAGTACGCGGCTCAAAACGGGTGTCGGTATGCCGCAGCTCTCGGTGTGCGCCGAGTGTAGCGAGGTGGCGAATGGTTTGAATGGCCATATTGTGTCAGATGGCGGTTGTCAAAGACCTGGTGATGTGGCGAAAGCGTTTGGTGCTGGTGCTCATTTCGTGATGATGGGTGGTATGATGGCTGGACATGAAGAATCGGGTGGGGAGACAATTGAGGAGAATGGTAAACGATACAAGCTATTCTATGGAATGTCCAGCGAACACGCACAGAATAAGCACAGCGGTGGCATGGCGACCTACCGCAGCAGTGAAGGAAAACTACGCAAAATCCCCCACAAAGGATCCATTAATACGACCATTCAAGACGTATTTGGTGGTCTGCGTTCTACGGGTACGTATATGGGCGCGAGTAGGATTAAGGATTTCCCGAAATGTTGTACCTTCGTAACGGTGAATAGACAAGTCAATGAGATTTACAGCAGTACAGAGTTTATGGTGTAAAAAAATATAGAATTTACTTAATATTTTTTATTTTTTATTGTTTTTTTTGTTTTCTTTTTTTTCTTTGATTTTGAAGCTCGTAATTTTGAAGCTCGTAATTTTTTTTTCCTGTGTTTTTTTCCGGCTCCTTCTTCTTTTTGTTCAAGATCTTTTATTTGCTGTTGTAATTTTACCATCTCCGCATAATAGTATTTATTTGTTTTAGCGAAGGTATCATTTATAGAATGATACGTTTCAGCAAAATTTTCATTCTGACCTTGAGAGATAGGTGGGTTCATTTGTGAGTACATTTGTGGGTACATTTGTGGGTACATTTGTGAGTACATTTGCTGCTGTTGTTGTAATAGTTGCATTTGTGCTAATATTTCCACGTTTTGTTGTGTTAATGCATGTATCTTAGTTTGTTCATGATGCAGTTGTTGTAGTCGCTCCTTCTTCTCTCTTAATGATTCTGGCATATATATATATATACTTTTTATTGTATGGTTTTCAAGATCATCTATACTTATAGCTAGATTCTTTCGGCACCGAAGAAATAAACCTATCTAGTTCGCCCAGAAATTTCATATCCTTAAAGGCAGTACAAGAATCATCCGGCGTGTTAGTTACCGAACACACACGAACTTGATCACCGTTGATTGTCGTATAAGTCACAATAATATCTTGGTTCATAAAAGCTGTTGGAGAAAACCAACCATATTTTTTGTCGATTTTACTCATGTTATAATATATATCATAACTATTTATTTATTTCAATTTTTCCAAAAATTTAAATACTATTAACCTATACTATAGTATATATGCCAAACATTTTACTATTCCTGCAAGATATATTTATTACACTATGTGAAGCTACCGCACCGCCTAAAAGTTATATATAATAATTACAATATAAAAGATATAAGCAATATTATTTTTATTTATTAATGAATAGAACCAGGCATTTAAGAAAAATTAAACAATATAATCGCACTCTAAAAAATGTGAAGAAAAATGTCATACTGATTGAGCCAGTCATACAGAAAAAAATTAAAATGATTAAACCACCTGACAATGTAAGTAATTCCACGGCGAATAACGAGGACGTTAATTTTAATAAAATATATGAACAAGAATTAAAAAAACTAAATTTGTTAGAAAAAGAGTATGCGCTAGACTATAATTCCGCTGATGAATCGGTAGCTTCAAAGGATGATTTACCAGAAGATGAAAATTATCTAAGTGATTATGATGACGAAGAAATTATAATGAGAGGTTTAGCTGTTTCGAGTATGGGTGAGCATTTTATATGTGATATTGGGGATAGTTGCATTAAATATATTGATCCAGATTTTGGTTTGATACACTTAGCTGGTAGTATTAAAGGCTATCATGATTCGGAAGATTCTGTAGATGTACAATTTAATAAACCATGTGGAATAGCCGTTGATAGCAATGATAATCTTATTATAGCGGATACTGGTAATAATTGCCTACGTAAAATAGAACTAACGCGTATTGGTGGAGAAATAAATGTATTAAGAGTTTTGACAATTGCTGGTTCAACAGAAACAACACCCGGATATAAAGACGGCGAAGCTTTAGAAAGTTTATTTAATAAACCATCTGATATTGCCTTAGATGCGGAAGATAATATATATGTATCTGATGCTGGCAACAATTGTATTAGAAAGATTATTGCAGGTAATGTTTTAACGCTTGGAGAGAAAATATTTAATAATCCACAAGGGATAGCCATAAATCCCGTAGATAAAACAATAATTATTACTGATACCGATAACAATTGTATCAAACATATGGATAAAGAAAATAATATTACAATTATAGCGGGCAAAGAAAGTTCTAATACTACGAATAATGCTCTGCCCAGAGACTTAAAATGGGGTGAAATACCAACAGATATAATATTACAGCAACCCACGAGTGTTGTAGTCGATGGTGAGGGAGTAATATTTATTTCAGATACTAATAATAATTGTATTCGAGTAATTAAGAATAATGTAGTATCTACAATACTATCTGTTAATAAATTTAATTCATTTCAATCACCAACGGCCTTAGCACTAGATAAAGACAATTTAATAATAGCAGATACCATGAATGAAATAATTCGTCAAATTAATGGCATAGCTACCAAAGTAGAAATTAAAAGAAATATGACACAATCAATATTAAATGTTGTTAATAAATTTGTATAAATGTTGTTAATAAATTTGTATAAATGTTGTTAATAAATTTGTATAAATGTTATTATAAAAAAATTATTATAACATTTTTAATCAGCATTTTAGTCTAAATATGGTTGAATCCTGTTATTCATCATCATCTTCGCTATCGTCCTCGTCGTAAATAATGGCAACATTATGCCATCCACCTTGCTTATACGCACCAAAACGTCGATTCATGAAATCGTGCAATTCTCGAGCCAATGGAATACCTTTACCATAATTAATTTGATACCATTGACGGAAGTGTTCATATGCTTCCGTTTTCTTAATTTTACTACCCGCCTTCTTTTGAACTTTATCACGCACAAACTCCGCAAGGTAATCCTGACCTTCCCGATACTGGTCACTACTCGCCAACACCATTTTACAATCATTCACATTCCCTTGAAATTCAAAGGCTTTTTCTACGAGCATGGCCATAAAAACCGGCGCCCAACGCTCAAATTTTTGATCAATATTTTTATCTATTTTATATTGATGTGGATATTGGTCGCGCGGAAATTTTTCTTCATCTTCATATGGTTTATCCAGAAATTTAGCCATGAAATCAACTAGACGAATACGCCGCCACGTACCATCATCATTACTTTTAATATCAAACAAAGTATTGGTACACACCACCAATTTAAATTGTGGCATAAAGGTCACAGTATCTTTGAAAAGCGCACGGCCTTGAATAGGATCACCGCCCGTAATTTCCTTCATGATACCTTCATTAATTTTATCTCCCTTCGAAGGCTCCTGCATGACCGCCAATCGCGTACCCATCAATTGTACAATTTCGGAACTAGTACTACCAATACTATTTCTTTTTTGTGTAATAAGGGTAATTGGCACCGTACCTTTATAATCACCCAAACCTTTACTCATTAGTTCAATGTATTTGGATTTCCCGTTTCTACCTGAACCAGTCAAAATATTAAATGTTTGGTTTTCATTGGTCCCTACCAAACATGAAGCTGAATGCTCCCACATATACCGCAACAAATCTTTATCGGGGAAAAGTTCCGTCATAAATTTATCAATTTCACCAACAGTGTCGGCGTCCTTGTCGTTATCCAGCGGTGTGTAATCAATATTGGTACACTTCGAAATATAATCATCGGGTCGTCCCAAACGACTACATTTTTCTTTGAAATCAACCACACAATTGTTAAAGCACAGAAGATAAGGGTTCTGATCCAGCTTCTCAATAAAATGCTGATCATAAAACAATTCTCGCGCTTCTCGCATAATATTGTTTTTCCATGTTGTTTTTTTTAGCAGCAATCCAATCTCAGCTAGTTTCCGCGTCCGTGCGGCATATTCTTTATAATCATCAGTATTTTCATCGTGCAAGACTTGTTTGTTTACCGCCGCTTGCATTTTTTTAACATAGATCTGCCACAACTCTTTAGAAATAAGAAGACGCAAGGTACTACCAGAATCAATCTCATACCAACGATGTTGGATATATTCATACCAGCAATTATTACGAATACTCACACACACATATTGGTCTTTAAACAAGTGAAACAACACACACGCCAAATCAAATTCCGTCGGCTGTTTATGACGCAGCGTTTCTTCTATAAAATAATCTACTGTTTCCGTGTGAATTTTATCGTATTTCTCTCTCGCATCGATTTTGGACCAATACATAATAGAGCGATGCGTCAAACCATCAATACGATTGCCAAAGTCAAAGCCCTTCCAGGTTTGGTAGAGCGACGACACATCATTCCAATCAAAATTTTTCGCCTGTGAACTAAATTTAAGCCAGGTTAGAAATAGCTTCGGACTTGTCGTCGCCAGAGCCCACCCAACACGCATCCATTTCAAATAACTACCCTCTTCATAATACGATTCAGGTAGTGTCATCGTGTACTGATGTGTTTCTTTTAGTTTATACTCACAAGTGTCGATATCATCAAACATATCATCAATGAGCGAATCGAGCACCTCCACACTTTTAATATTTTGATAGATCGCACCCTTCATAGAATTTCCAACGCCATATTTAATCGCTGGTAAGACGTTTTCCGTCGGTCCTACCGATTTTTTTTTACCAAGGGATTTACAAGCGGCGTTAAACTCCGCCTCTATATTTTCTTTCATCTCGAAGCTAGGATGCTTCGTGTAGCGTGCCGATAATTTTTGCATATTTTTTTCAGTATTAAAATCAGCAATATTATTTTCTTGAATGTCCCAATCATCGTTATACGTTAAAATATAATGCTGTTTCATCAAATAAGGTTGATTACCGGGTTTTCTCGAACCATACATTTGCCAATTCACATGCCCTTTTGTAATTCCTTCATCAAATACTTCGTCCCATGAATTAGTAATCGGCAGATCATCCCAAATGTTGTTTATTTCAGCAATAATTTTATTCCGTAGAACGACCTGAAGCCCCTTATGCATAGAAATACCAATAATTATATGAATTCCATCTTTGGTAATATTTTTTTCTTTAACATGATTTACATCATTTTTCTCCATCACAAAGACTTCAATATTAGTCTCATTTTCAATAGAAACCAGTTTTGAAATTTCTTCGGCATACAACATAACAATATCCGTAATATGATCGTTCGTATGTTGCTTTTCACGAATAGTTCCCAAATATCGAAGATCAATATCAATCATGATTGGTCCATTTTCTCGTAGTTGCTTCTCGGTCAAATATTCCAAATTATTTCTGACAAAAACATGATTATAATATTTTGTGCAGAATGTTTTTTCATCGGCAGGATTAATTTTATATGATCCCGGATATATGTTTAATTTTTTATCCGGAATTTTGGTGTGAGTATGTTCGTCTCCTGATTTTGTTTTATTGGATTTCAAGAAATGGGTAAATCCTTCAGTTTGTTGAGACATTACTATTATACATACTTTGTGATAAATTTTTATCTCAATTTTTTAATTATATTTGTTTAAATAAATTAGAATTAAGACATAAAACAATAACAATTATATAATAAATGACTGATATTGTTCTAGATAAAAGTACCATAAAACGTCTCGCTAAAGATGTAAAGGAACTGCTGAAACACCCACTACATGACCACGGAATTTACTATGTTCATAATAATGATAACATCTTAAAGGGTCAGGCTTTGTTCATAGGACCCGAAGATACACCATATACTAACGGCTATTATTTATTTGAATTTGAATTTCCACCAACATATCCACAGATGCCCCCGAAGGTGATTTATTGTACTAATGATGGTGTTACCCGATTTAATCCCAATTTATATCGAAATGGCAAAGTGTGTTTATCGATGCTGAATACCTGGCGTGGGGATCAATGGTCATCATGTAATACAATATCTAGTGTATTATTAAACATTTGCACAGTGTTCAATAATAAACCATTATTGAATGAACCCGGTAAAAATGAAAATGACGAGGAATTTGATGATTACAATAAAATACTGACATATAAAAATATAGAAGTTGCTATTGGAAACATTCTTGAAAATGATATTGCTGAAAAACAATTTCCCGCATTGTATGAAATAATAATTGATAATTTTAAAAAAAATTACGCGAAAATTTCTAGTTTAGTAAATAATAATATTGAATATAATGATGAAATTGTTAATATGAAATTTTTTAATATGATTACAAAATTATCTTATACAACACAAGAAAAAAGATTGAAAAAAATTATGAAAAAAATTAATAAAAAAGGTAATCAAAAAATTTAAGGAATATATTTATAAAATTGAATATAAATAAAGATATATATATATATTGAAACATGCATTTTTGTGAGAAATGTGATAATATGTATTATCTGAAGATTGCGGAGGAAGAAAAAGACAAACTAATATATTATTGTCGAAATTGTGGCCATGAAGATAGTGCTATTAGTAATGAAAATGTGTGTGTTTTATCTACAAATATTCAAGAAAAATCACAAAGATATTTGCAAGTGGTCAATGAATATACCAAATATGACCCGACATTACCCCGAATCAATACTATTAAGTGTCCTAACCAGGAGTGTATCAGTAATTCAGCACAGCCTGGTGATAAAGATAGTGATAATGAAGTTATATATATACGTTATGATGATACAAATATGAAATATATTTATATGTGCGCTAAGTGCAATACAAAATGGAAAACGGATGAAAATCATTAATCCTATTAAAATTTAGTATGTTTGGCTAATAATAAAAATTCGAGTTATTCATTTTTTTATTATTTCATTATTTTGAGTAGGAATTATTTTGGTGTTTTAAAATGAAAATTGATATATAATTATATTTAAATAAATATAATATAATATGGAAGAATCCAAAGAGATCGATGACAAAAATTTGTTGACTGGCGACGATGTTTCTGATTCTGACATTGACAGCGTTGGTACCGAAAATGAAGTGGTAGATGATGATACCGACAACGAGAGCAATATTGATATGAATGAAGACGATATAGAGGATGAAGATGAGGACGAGGTTGGAGCCGACGAAGAGGAAATGGGGATTGCCACAGAACTTAAAAAAACACCAATTACTCCTGTCGAAAAAAAAACCGAGACTTTATCAGATATGTTAAAATACGATGATTTATCAATACAACAGCAAAGTGAGGATATAGAGGTTGATTCTACGGATGATGAAGATGATGAATATTTACAAAAATTAAATAATCTAGAAAAAGAATCGTATATCATGAGCTATCATCCAGAAGCAATTAAGCATAATTTTGACGAGGTTATTAAATACTCAAAGGTTTCTAGAAATAGTATGGGGAACATTGTCGACCCTTACCACAAAACATTAGACAAACTTACCAAATATGAAGAGGCAAAAGTACTAGGTCAACGTGCAAAACAATTGGATCATGGTGCAAAATCATTTGTAAACATAGATCCTTCTGTAGTAGATGGATACTTAATTGCGGTAGAAGAACTGAAACAAAAAAAACTTCCTTTTATAATTAGACGACCCATACCAAATGGTGGTTTTGAATATTGGCCAATAAGTGAATTGGAAATTAATACTCAATAATACTTATTGTGTAATTACCGCGAGTAATTTATCGTACTCTTGAGAATTTTTAATATGAAATTGTATTCCATAATGTTTTTTGTTGAATTTAACAAAAGAAGGTATATTTATTATTTCGTCTTTATCATAATATTGTAGGGATGATATTATACCTTTGTCTATATCATGACAATAATATTTATGATTAAATTGGACGTTTTTAATTTTTTTTCCTAGCTGTGATTCTTTAAATCTTTTATCAATGTTTACGTCTGTCATATTGACATTTCTTTTTTTAAGTTTTTTAAGTTTACTATTATAATAATAATGATACAGAATTTCCATTCCATAACATACACCCAATATCGGTGTATTCTCACATCTAGAAAAAAAATTATATAAATTTGGGTTATATTTATATGCATCGGTTGCTAAGGGTAATCCCTTTTTCCCGCCACCTAATATTATTATATCGTAATCACAATCAACATTAGCTATATTAACATTTTTGGAAAAAAAATAAATTTTATGTATCTGGTATTTTTTATTGGATAATATTAGTTTGCTATTTTTATAAAAATAAAGATATAGTATTTTTATCATAATTATCTATATATACTATATTCTATAAAATTATCATATAAATAATAATATAGCTGGTAGAACATGGTATATTATTTATGTAAATTAGTGGTGTGTGTGGGACTTAATTTTATTTCTGCTGTACGATGCAAACATAAAGCAGAATTATATTTGGAACATCCCTATAAACCAGTCTATGATATACTTCATGCAAATACCGCCAAAATAACTTTATATATTCCCGATTATTTACTAGGTATATCATGTTTAGTTAATTTTATGAAATTTATTATATATAATAATGTTATTCTTCCAGATACCTTTCATAAAAATATAAACGTATTAATATATTCTTTATTTTTTCGTTCTATCACCACACCATTAACTATAATGCCTACTTGTATGTCAAAAAAAAATTTATCTTCCTCTGGATTATATTCAAAAATTTTCGTCTCCACCCATGATTTAATATATAGCGGTCATACTATAGTATTTATATTTTTGGGTAAATTATTAGCAGAAGATTACACCCAAAATATACTTTTTTTTACTATGGGTAATATTATACAATATATTTTTCCAGTTACGCTAATATTAGCTAGACAGCATTATACCATAGATGTTGTCATGTCTTTTCTAGTATATAATCTAATATATCATCTAGTATATAAAATGAATTAACATTTCCAACGATTACCGCAATCAATACACGTTACAAAGGTAGTCATAGGCTCATCAGCACTTCTTGTTTGTAGCTGATAATATGTACACTTTTTTGATTTACATTTCCGACACGTAAAATCATCTGTATTGGCATCAATTTTAGGCGAATACAAGTTTTCTTCATGCAACTTTTTAATTTCCAGCAAAATTTTCCATTTTTCAGGATCCATGTCTTGGTGTGTCATAAATGCAACCTCGTGAGGACGTATTTGTTTTTTTTTAATTTTGTCCAATAATTCGGTATTGTTTAAGTTAGCATAGACAGATCGCAATCTATTTTTATATAACAACACAAAATACGGATTTGACCATTTTTTAAGGATTTTTTTTTCATCTGCTTGTTGGATAGTAAAATTAAATATGCCCTTTTCAAGATTTTTAGATAATTTTTCATTTTTAATATACTTATTTACATACCTGGTGATATTTTCTCGAAACTCTTGTGAATTATTAATTTCCCGCATTGAATATATATAATTTATTGTATTTATATATATTCAATTTTGTTTCATTATTATTTTAAAATTTTATTCGTCGTCGCTACTATATTCATAACATTCCTCATTTAATTCACTTTCCTCTGAACTATCTGAATCACACGACTCTTCACTTTCCTCGTCATCATCATATGAATCTTCTTCTGAGTGTTTTTTGTCTCCATCCGTATCAACAATAAAATCATCTTTCAAATAACCTTCTTTTGTTTTAAGATGAGCGGGAACATTTTCCAATTCATCTTCACTCTCGGTGTCACTATTGTTTAAATCATGAAAACCACCAAATAATTTTTCATAGATTTTATGCCACAATTCAACTTCTAAGTCTTTAATTTCATCATGTTCTACCTTTATTAAACAACATGACCCAAAATAAAGTTCGGTATCGCATGGTGGTGGAAAATCATATTTATTTTCGGTATTTGCATTACCAAAGTTTCGGGCCCACAATTCAATACAATGGGTGTCACCATTTATTTTAACATTCCATGTTGTTTTTTTTTCAAAACCATCAGGTTTCCGAAAATTACATTTTTTATATAATGTTTCTTTTGTAATATTTTTAACATTCGTTGTTGTTAATGAACTATTTTTATTAACAATAACAATATTCGTCATAAAGTAAATATTTAATATAGGTTTAAATAGTTTCGAATACATTATTTAACCATGAAGATATATCTTAAAAATATATCTATCCCAAAAATACAAAAACAGCATGTTGACAAATATTTTATTAAAAAATACAAAAAAAATTACATTTATACTGAAGAAGGAATATTTAATATAGATAATAATAAGTTATTTAAAATGAAAATAAAAGATAGACCTCTCGAAAAAAGTGTATTAGCGGGCTTTGATATATATATAGATAAAAGTATAATGACCAAAAACGAAGAATATTATCATTTACCGATTCATAATTACCCAGAAGAGTTAACAGAAGAAATATATAAATTAAATGCACAATCATCTTTACAAATGAATATAGAAATGAAAGAAAATTTTATTCATAATCTTTATTTTGTGTCAAAATGTTCTATTGATACTATTGGCGTCAAAAAAGATATAATTACGTTTTTATCTTTATTAAAAATTAAGAATGATATGTAATATGGTAATTTGGATATTACAACAAATATTACTTTCGTTGACAATAATTTTATTTATTCATTATATATTTAAAATAATACAACAGAAATTTTCTACACCAAAAGTTATTGATTTAGTTCATAATCCCACCAAAGAATATAATAAAATATCTAATATTATTAATTTAACAAATGATAATGACGAAACTTCACATACCTTGTTAACTAACAATCAAACTGAAACTGGAACTGATACTGATACTGATACTGGTTCGGGAACCAACGCTAATGTTGACGCTGGGATGGGTGTTGACGCTGGGATGGGTGTTGGCGCTAGTGCTAACCCTGCTATAATAAATTTAAATAATGAAAATGATGATGGGACGACGCCTATTTCTGGCTTAGATACAAAAAACAACATGTATAATGAAATGAGCGGTGAGTTGCAGTCGTATTTTAACAATATTTCATAAAACAATATAAGACTTTTAAAGAGTATATATAAATATAGCATGTTAACAAATGATGAAAAACAAATGTTAATGTCGAGATTTCCACAGATTAATCTTTTCTATAATAAAAATATTTATAGAAAAGTTTATGCCGATTATTATAGTATTATTCCCAAAGGCCCAAAAGCAATACTATGGTTTACATATATTCATAAAAAAAATTGTTGCTTACTATTAATCCTAGATAATAAAGATAATGTTAAATCAATTGAACCATATGTTATGTGCTATGATAGTAAACTATCGTATGGTACTATCATCTATGGAACTTTTATTAAATTAGCACACGAAAATATTTTTTGCTGCGAAGATATACATTATTATAAAGGTCAAAATGTCGAAAAACAGAAAAATGTACAAAAATTACTACTATTCAAAGATATTTTCTTCTCTGAAATATCACAAAATACGTATACCACCAGATCTTTAAGACCTGTTTTACCAATTATGGATACAAATTATTCAAATATTATTAAGAAAGCAAATAACGCAAATTATAGTGTATATGGTATTAAATATAGTAAAAATAATCTAGATCTCGGTATTGAAAAATTTAAATGTACCGAAAAAATGGAAGGAATCTTTAAAGTGTCAGCTAGTGTTAACTCAGATATTTATAATTTATATTGTATGAAAGATAACCTTGATTATCATATCGGTTATGCTATGATACAATCATATAAAAAAAGTGTTTATATGAATAAAATATTTAGACTAATAAAAGAAAATGATAATTTAGATTATTTGGAAGAAAGCGATGACGATGAAGAATTTGAAAATATTAGTCCTACCAAATTTTTAACCGCCAACACTGAAGTTTTCATGAAATGCATATACAATCATAAATTTAAAAAATGGGACCCCATTGAGGTGGTTAATGATTCCGCTGTTTGTACTTCACATTATGAAATAAAAAAATTTGTATTATAAAAAACATTTAACCAACATTTAACCAACATTTAACCAACATTTAACAAACATTTAACAAACATTTACCTTTTAAAATATTATCATCATTACAAAACTTTTTTTGTGGGTGTTCTTTTGATTTTTTTGGTGCTTTTGCTTTTTTTGGATCTTGTGCTTTACTTTCAGGATCATACAATGTATCCCAGTTATTAGTAAAATATAATTCACTATTGGTATATATAGTTTTATATTTGAATTTCTTGTAAAATACCAAACGTTTTTTCCATTGATTTTTAAACACACTATGGGAATCCACTATATCTATTACTAATGGGCGTTTATGTTTTATTCTTAAAATACGCCCAACAGCTTGTGTAATATCAGTTCTGGGTGTTGCGAGAATAAGTGTTGATAATGATTTAATATCTAATGCTTCGGCCGCCATTGCATAGGTAGCTACAATTATTTTTTTTGATTCACTTTCTTTTAAAGCTTCTTTTTTCATTCCGCCAATATAATAGCCAACCGAAGCTATATTATTCTCTTTAATCGCTGCGTACAAATACGCTAGAATATTTTTATTTTGCGCCAATATCATTATTTGCTGTTCTTTATATATATTTAATTCATTCGTTATTACTTCAATAATAAATCTACTACGTTTCTCATAAGAACATATTTTTGTTATCATGCTACTATACGCTGGATTCCCTCGATAATCGTAATTTGTTTCATTAAAGGCGTCGTCGTGAGTGGTATATTCTATCGCTTTAACCAATACTTCATCTGTCGCTTCTCTTTTTTCTTTATAAATAATATCACCCAGAAACATTTTAAAAACTTTAGTTAACCCATCTTTTCTTTGCATCGTAGCACTTAAACCAAGAACATATTTAGTAACGATTTTTAGTAAGGATCTACTAAACACTTCGGAGCTAATATGATGACACTCATCTACTATGGTAAAGCCAAAATCTTTAAACATGGATTGTGGATATTCTTTCATAGAAAGGGATTGGAGCATACCAATGACAATATCATTACCTTCAATGTCAATCACTTGGCCTTGTATTCTACCTACTTTGGCACCCGGTAAAAATTGTTGTATGCGTTCAACCCATTGTTCTAGCAAAAATCCTTTATGCACTATTACTAAAGTTTTTACTTTTAGCTGCTCAATTAATTTAAGCGCCATGACAGTTTTTCCTCGCCCACATGGTATTTCTAATAAGCCACCACCACCCTCTTTATCATTAACATTATTTAAATAAATGTTAATTATATTTGTTTGATAATCTCGAAGACTTCCAGTGAATTTAATATTTATACTATTGCCATCCGATATACTTAATCGGTCTGGTTGACCATACGTTTCAATACCAAAAAAACGCGGTAAATAAAGTTTGTTTTGCGATTCTCGATATATCGGAAATGCTGGTGGTTGCACCGGAGATTTTGGAATATAAGGTTTCACCATCAGTTCATCACGAATAAATTTTTGTTCTTTAACACATAAACATTCTTTTAAAATAGTGTACCCTTTTTGACCTAGATACGTAGATGTTTCAGACATGTATTTATTATGTGTAGGTGTTTATGTATGTTTCTTTTAATAAAAAAATATTGCGATATGATATATGAAGAGTTTAAATAAACTGATAAAGGGCGTCGAAAAGAATCAGCTATTAATGGGTGTTTTATTCGTAATTTATATTTTATTCGATGTAAGAACGCCTGATATTTTAGCAAAACTGATTGATACAATGACCGGTAATATTGTTGTGTCGATAATTGCCATAATTGTGTTTATGAATACAAATACTATATTAGGTATGTTAGCATTGGCAGTAGCATATATTTTAATCACACGTTCTGGGCATACTACCGGCAGTGTAGCAAAAAAACTTTATTTACCCTCTGAGGAGCAGAAAAAAGATGATTTTGTCAAATATAATAGTACCGAAATACCCATAGAAGTTGAGATTGTGAAGAACATGGAGAAACGGCCTACATCAGTGCAGTTACCTGAAAAACAATATCAACCTATCATGGGCGACACACACTCTGCCGATGTCTATTCATCATAATTTATGGTTGTTGATGATCTTTTTTTATTAAAATTTAATAAAAAATTTAATAACAAAATTTAATAACAAAATTTAATAACAAAATTTTATTAAAATTTAATAAAAAATTTAATAAAATTTAATTAAAAGGTCTTATTTACAGGATTTCTTTATTCCAGGAATTTCAGTAATACACATATCTTCAGAGCATTTAGGAGAATACAAATAAGCAATAAATTTCCAGATCAAAACCATGATTAATATTCCGATAATAACTAATATATAGGGGGTTAAGGATGTCAATATACTTGATAATGAAAGTTTAGATAAAAATCCAGTGCTTATTTCAGTAACAGCTACAAATTTTGGTTTATCAGCACCAACTGGTTTACAATCAATGTATATATCATCACCATCAATTAATCCTGGTGGGTTCTCACTTAAAAATATTTCTGTATCACCTTTACCAATTATACTATTGGTTGAACCAATTAATCTTGTAAGAGACGACTTCTCATCAGTCGTTAAAAAAATATCGGAGTTTTCAGCACTAAATACAATATACTCGCAGTTGTTATCACTAGTACATTTAATTTGCCTAGTAAAAGGAATTTGTGTACCCTTGTAATTGTAATATGTTGTTTTTGGAATAAAATTACTAAACTTAAAATTTGATAAATCAATTTGAGTATTATTATTATTCTTGACTTCTTTAATTATGCGTGATAATATAGCAGTATTAATTTGATTCTCTGATACTTCTTTGACAGGTATGCAAATATATAACTTATCATTTGGATCACTTTCTTTATGATGAACTATTACTAATTCGGCGATAACTTTGTCTGTGCTATGATATTTATGTAATTGTTTATTGAAGAGTAGAATGTTATATGCTATATATTTTATATTATTGAATGTAACATTTGGCGCTTTTGATACGCCATCTCTTGATCTTATTTCAATATAATTGTTTTTTTTTGTGGCAATCAAAGATGTAAGTGGATATGAAAATGAAATATTACATTTATAATTGCACATATTAGCGGCGCTACTACCAATATGTTTTTTATTTGGCCCTTTGCAAATTGTCATTATATTATCTTTATAATAAAAAAATCTGCATAAATTTATATACATATGAGACTTTCCAAAAATAAAATATTAAAAATACTTAATGGGAAAAATCAAAGCAGAAGACGATATCTAATAAAGAAAAAAAAAAATTTGAATAAATACAAAAACTCATTTAGGAAAAGGAAACCGCTTAATTTAAGAGAAAAAACATTAAAAATATATAAAAAACCTCATCATAAAATATATTTTGGCGGAGAAGGTAATAGCATTACAGAAACTATAAACTATATTAGCGGTGGTGAGAAACGCATAATAAATGTGATAGAAGAGCTTTTTCCGCAATCAACACATACTATTCCTAATTGTACATCACACAGGATAAATATAGGATGTGCTTCATATGATAATTATAATAGATTTAATCACATTAAGTCGAATAATGTAAATAATAGCGTGTATTTTATTGATAAAATTATGAAACATATTAATGTCAAAACGAAAGAAAATGTCAATCTAAATGTAAAATATAATATATATAAATATTTGATACTATACACCGATGATATCATTAATAATTTATCATTCCTGCATCCAAATATATTAACCAGAAGTATTCATGAGTATATGTATGTTGCGCGATCTACTATATTATACCCTAACCCAACTATTAAATATTTTGATGAATATAAAAATACAGCTAGTAGTAAATTATTATTTGATGTGACACGACCTGCACTTGCACCTGCACCTGCACCAAAAATCACTACTTCTAAAATAAATAGTGATAACTTAAGATGTTTAATAAAAGAAATATCCGATAAATTACATTTTTATGGTAATGGTATAGATCGTGCCAAATTATTTTTTAATGACAATGATCATGAAATGAAAAAAAAATTAAATGAAATTTATATTCCGAGCGGGTTAAAAACAACGGCTATGCAACTGAAAAAAAATAGTACATTAACGAATTCAGCTAAAATAAACGAAGCTATTCTTACATATTTTACTCATAGTAATAAGGGTCAAGTTGACTCACTTCTAGAAGAACTATGTATCCAACATCCTAATATGAATCAGACAACCAAAAATTCTGTCGAAAGTTCCATCATAAGTGATTATTTACTTTCAAAAAATAAAAATCGCTTAAAAAAAAATAAATTATGGAAAAATATAATTATGGCTAACGAAAATAAAAAAATCCCTTTTATTGATAAAATTAAAAAAAAAGCCAATACGATATATAATATCCAAAATAAATGGAACCCGTTATATGTTGTTAATGATCCAAAAGAATTTACTATGTCATCTAGTCATGATCCTGATATATATGAAAATTATTACAATACTTTCGTTAATTTATCGATTGCTGCAGTAAAATATAAAGAATATATTTACAATAACATCCAATCAAGTGTTGATATTATGGATAGTGTCGTTATAAGTGTAATTAACAATATAAAACGAGTTGTGGAGAAAGTCAAGGAAAAAATTAAAAAACTGATCAAAGAGGAGACAATTAAAGATAATATTAATATTATTGTCCAACTTCTACAGAACTCAGAGAAACAAGAAATTTTCGGTAAACTTACGAATATAAACTACATTTTAGATAACAAATGTTCGCCAGATTATGTTAATTCGGATCCAATAAATTCTACAATTATTGAAAGACAAGTGTATTTGAATGATTTAATGGTACCTGTAAAAATTAAATTTCATAAACTTACTGGAGAAATAGTAAAAGATACTACTGATTTACGTATAGATGTTTCACACTTTTTACTCTTGAAGTCTGATGATAGTGGTGCAGATAGTGCTAGTGGTGCCAGTGGTGCTAGTGGTGCAGATAGTGCTAGTGGTGCCAGTGGTGCTAGTGGTGCAGATAGTGCTAGTGGTGCCAGTGCTAGTGGTGCAGATAGTGCTAGTGGTGCTAGTGCTAGTGGTGCTAGTGCTAGTGGTGCCAGTGGTCCTGTTGTTGCTAGTGGTGCAGATAGTGCTAGTGGTGCCAGTGGTGCTAGTGGTGCCAGTGGTGCTAGTGGTGCCAGTGGTCCTGTTGTTGCTAGTGGTGCCAGTGGTGCTAGTAGTGTTAGCGTTGGTGGCGGTGACCTCCCAGATACTGAGGATGACTCCCGACTTGAGTATAATGTTTTATTAACATTATTGTTAAAGCCAAATTTCAAAGACGAAATAAGTAAACAAAATATGACCACAAAGAAAATATTAGGATATCTCTTATTATATTTTAAATATGAGAATGATAAATTAATGCAGGAATTAGAATACGTCGAGAATGAAGGAGAATCATTTGATGTACATAAAAACAAATTACAATATTTGGAGTATGATGCCGAAACTAATGCAACGAAAAAAGATATAATGGAACAAAGTGGAATGGCGCCGGGATCGGAGAGTTTTAAGGATCTTTATAAAGAATTTTGGGGTGTATATCATGATGGTAATTCATTGCAGTTTGTTGGACCAATACAAGAAGATGCATATAAGTCAACGGGTGATAATTTTTTACGTTCCCTATCTTCTATAAAAGATATGCTTAGTGGAAAAGCTAGATTAGATGTTAAGCGTAATGCAAATAATGTTAAATTTGCCATGAATACAGCACTTAAAAAGCGACATGATAATAGTGGAGAAAATAAGTCGGATCGTGCAGCAGGAGCAGCACCAGCAGGAGCAGGAGCAGGAGCAGGAGCAGCAGAAGCAGCAGCAGGAGACGGCGCAGCACCAGCACCAGCACCAGCAGTAGCAGGAGCAGCAGTAACTGGAACAGCAGGAGCAGCAGTAACTGGAACAGCAGGAGCAGCAGCAGCACCAGCAGGAGCAGCAGCAGCACCAGCAGTAGCAGCACCAGCAGCACCAGCAGTAGCTGGAACAGCAACAGGAGCACCAGGAGCAGCTGGAACAGCAACAGGAGCACCAGCAACAGCAGCAACAGGAGCAGCACCTGCACCTGCACCAGCACCTGCACCAGCAGCAGCTGGAACAGCAGCAGAAGCAGCAGCAGATGGAACAGCAGCAGAAGCAGCAGCAGATGGAACAGCAGTAGCACCACCTGCACCAGCACCTGCACCAGAACCTACAGCAGCAGCACCTGCACCAGCAGCACCTGCACCAGCACCTGCACCAGAACCTACAGCAGCAGCACCTGCACCAGCAGCACCTGCACCAGCAGCACCTGCACCAGCAGCAGCACCTGCACCTGCACCAGCAGCACCACCTGCACCAGCAGCACCACCTGCACCAGCGCCAGCAGCACCACCTGCACCAGCAGCACCACCTGCACCAGCGCCAGCAGCACCTGCACCAGCACCAGCACCAGCAGGAGCAGCAGCAGGAGCAGCAGCAGCAGCAGATGGAACAGCAGCAGCAGCAGATGGAACAGCAGCAGCAGCAGCAGCACCAACAGCAGCAGCACCAACAGCAGGAGCAGCAAGAGCAAAAACAGCAGCAGCGAATATAGGATCATTGTTCGCATCAAAAAAGTCCAAGAAGAAGGCGCAGCAAGCACCAGCAGCACCAACAGCAGTACCAGCACCAGTAGCACCAGCAGCGAGCAGCACCCCCGCGTCCCCCACCTAAACCAAGAAATATCGCCAAAAAAGTAAATAGCTAATATTAGTATTGAAAGCCTAAAATTCTTTATCCATAAACCGGCAATTTTTTATTATTATTTATAAAATAAAAAATTGATTACACTATAATATGAAACATATAATATCAACATGGAGCTTTTTACCAACTTTTCAAGCATTTCTGAAATTCCCGATAGTAAAAACCAAGATATGATTTTAACTGGGAAGCTTAGTAGTGGCAATATCTGGTATTTGGTAGCCGATGGTCATGGCAAGAATGTGGTGATCGACAATCTGCGTAAACTTGATTATAGTACAATTATGGAAAATGAAAAACCTTTTGATATTATTTGCACAAAAATTAATGCTCTCCCAAATACATTTAATAGTGGTTCCACCCTCTCGCTGGTTATTATTTCCAACCATAAAATTAGTTGCTATTGGCGTGGCGATTCAACCATCAAGATCTGGGAAGGTAAAGACCAAATCTTTGAAAGTGCTAACCACGATGACACAAACGAAGCTGAAATGCTTCGTTTAAGCAAATTGGGTATCTCCACCAAAGATGGTTGGGCTCCAAAAATTCTATCCCCCGATACGTTAACCATGATACCAAAAAAATATTTCATATTGGACATTGATCAAAGTAGTGGTAAAATAGATCAAATGAATATGACAAACTGCATTGGACATAATAATAAATCTCAAGGCGAAACATCCGAATATCATTTTACGATGAAACCATCCGTGGAATATACTACTATTGTTGCGAGCGATGGACTATGGGATATTGTCGCACCCGATGATAATCTTCCGGAGTTTAACAACGCAACCAGTTTATGTGATTTCGCGCTTGACCGATGGTATAAAGTATGGAATTATGAATTCCCCGGTTCAGAAACAGTAAAACAAACACTAGGTGGACGCGATGATATTTGTGCGGCCCTATGGAAAGGTGGTACTATGAATAATGATTAAATATACACAGATTATTTTTGCGAAATTACTAACTAAATCACTGATATAATAATAATTTTTTTTAGTATTATATTTATTTACAAATAAGGTATATATCTCATCGTTTGATTTTCATATATGGTTGCTTTAAAGGCATCATTATACCCTTCAACATACACAGAATCCCCATTATATAAATTTTCACATCCATATTCACTGGTACAACTTTTTCCTTTATGTGATATCGGAAGTTTAATCATACTATTATTATTAGACATAGTGTAAAAATTCCATTTATCTTTATTTGCGAAAAGAGGTCGACCTATCAGAGGCAGTATCATTTCTGGACCATTAATTCTAGTTAATATACCAACCTGTCTATAACTAGAATCAACCGATTGCGTTGGAATATTAATTGGAAGTCCTCGAATATCACCACCTTGTTTATGTGGACTATTATGAAACATACTATTATGAAACATACTATTATGACCAATACTATCATTACGCAGTGGAGGTTCATATATATTCATCATTACATCACCCGGCACTTCTGTAAAAACATTATTTGGTCGCATAACAATATTATTTGGTTTAATTACGACGTTATTCTTGGAACGATTATGCTTTTTTTTATCATGATTATGATTATAATTATAATGAATAAATAGCATTACAAAAATTGAAATGAGTAAAAGCGATACTATTGTCACATTTTCAATACATAGAACACCTGGCGGACATCTTCCCATTTATATAAAAGTAATATTAAATTATTAATTTATTATTAATTTATTTTATTAACCTGTCAATGTATTTATTTTGGATACAAGACCTTCCATGCGCTTTAAGGCATTTGTTTTGGTTAAAACACCAATCATACCCTCGGCTTGCTGCATCAGAGGTTCTAAGGAATCCAGAGCCTTTTTACCCTGCAATCTACTATTTACTTTCCCCTTTTTTTTTCTTTTTTTCTGTTTAAAGCCTTCTATTCTATTGCTGAAAGACTCGTCGTCGTCTCCGTCGCCTTCGCCTTCGCCGTCGCCGCCGTCGCCGTCTTCGCCGTCGCCGCCGTCGCCGTCTTCGTCGTCGTCTCCGTCGCCGTCGGCGTACCCAAACATATTATTCTTCTTCTTCCGCCCCTTCCCGTGTCTCCTCCGCCCCTTCCCGTGTCTCCTCCGCCCCCCCCCGTGTCTCATCCGCTCCTCCTCCTCCTCATCCTCCTCATCGCCCTCCTCCTCATCGCCTTCCTCCACCTCCTCCTCCTCCTCCTCCACCTCCTCCTCCTCGTCAATATCGCCGACCCCCTCTTTAAATCCTTCATTAATGGTCGACATTGTTGTTAGCATTGTTGTAGATACGATCGATGCCAGTAATATTATAATCATATTTTTGCTAAAATAACTCGCTACTAAACCAACAAGAACCATAAAAATAACTGCATTATAGTTTTTTAATAATAAATATCCAAATAGATTAGTGACGGCAAAAAAGAAAACAATGTATAAAACAATTTTATTCTTCAACAGAGATTTCATATTGAACTTCATGTATATATATATGACAATATAAAAACAAAAATATAAATAATTTATAGAATATTATTGGTATATAATTATGTCGTTACAACTAGGAATATGTGAAATATATACTCCCATAATTCATGGTGCTACACAAAGTAGTTCAAATAATATCTTGGGTAATTATATTGTTTCCCATGAAATTGATACTGCCGAATTTTACAACTCAAGTTATCAAGATATTATTTATACTAATAAAATGAAATGGCGCCATGCTATTTCAACAGGCTTAATACACCAGAATTATGATCATCCTATTATTACAAACTTTAAAAATATGTTAAAAACGTCCAATTTTAGTAAACTCGACATTATTCAATGCATTGAATTGGAAGGTGGAGAGATTATCGGTATAATAAAAACAATATGGCTTCGCATATTTCAAAAATTATATAAAAAAAAATACATGGCTAAACAAAAATTTATTAATAGCCTGAAATTACCTAGCTCACAACATTATCGAAAATTAATGGGAAGATATCCTAAATATTTATTTTAAGCCATTAAGATTTATTATTTGTTTTCTTAAACTATTTGAGCTACTATTTTTTATTTTGCTACTATTTTTTAATTTGCTACTATTTTTTAATTTGCTACTATTTTTTATTTTGCTACTATTTTTTATTTTGCTACTATTTTTTA